CTTTGCCGTATGGAGCGCAGCGGAATTCGGCTAAATCCATTCCTTTTTAGCGCTGTGCGCGTTTTCAACACTTTCAACACTTTCAACAGGTTTTCAACATAAAGTTGCACAATGCTTTTCGTCATTTTGACGAACTTTCAACATCTCAACAAGTTTTCAACAAAACTTTCAACATTGTTTTTTGCTTTTTATTTACGTCTTAGCGCTAAATTTTAGTACTTTTCAACTTTTCCACTACCTCTACTACTACGACTACAACAAGTTAATATTATAGCGCGCGTGCGCGCGTGCGCGCTATCGCGCGTGCGTGCACGTGCGCTATTCAATTCAACAATGTGATAGACTGGATAGTGTGATACATGGATCTTTTAAATGACAATAGCCAAGTACCTTACTTGATAGGTACTTGGCTAGGTGACACCGTTAAAGTGTCCCTTTCTTTTTCATCTGTTTTTTTATCACCCTCTCTTTTGTCTTACATTGCTCTTCAAAGTCTGCATTTTCATACTTAAGCCGGTTTTCTGCTATGGCTGCTGCTTGTCTGTTCTGTTTAATTCTCCACAATCTTTGTGGGTTTTCTGCTTCCATCATTTTTTCATAATAACGCGGAATCTGTGCGTGTTTGCCGTTTGTGCATTGGATATACCCTTGTTTCCAGATCTCTGCTTTGTGTTCTTGATAGTAGTGGTCTCCTAGGCCCGGTTTAAGACTCATACACGCAAAAGGTTTTTGTTGCCCTAGTTCGTAGTATGCGTTTGCTTTTTGACCGTCTATTTCATACATCTTTTTTGTAACGTACCCTGCAACATATCTATATGTTTCTGGTACTGCTTGTGCTATCTGTATTTGACCCATGCCCCATAGGTCTGCCAGCCATTTACTCGTGAAATATCCGTTGTGTTGTATCTTGTATAGGTGCTCTAGGTCTGTTGGCTGCCATCCGTATAAAATCATATGGTAATGTGGCCTTGCCGTCTGTTCTCCGTATTCTCCCGCTACAAAATAGCGTAATTTGCCCCTATAAGCCTTCCTGAGACGTTTTAAGAACTTTTGAACGTCAGTATATAGCAACGTTTGGACGCTTTCAGGGCGCTTCTCTCCCGGTTTCCAGACGTATTGTGCTTTTCTTATGATTTCGCCTGTGTTTACTATCATGCCCGGTACATGCTCATCATCATAAGTTAATGTGATAAACCAAACTTCTTCTTTTGGATAGTCTCGTGCTTCTAATTCTATTCGTGTTGTCCAGTCCTCTCTTTGTCTGATTCTGCATCCGATGCACTGCCCACATGGTATTAACATGACATCTTTTCTGTACATTAGATCTTCATATTTTAGCTGCTTTCCCGCTAACTGAGAATAGCGGGAGAGTGAATACACCCTCCCGCTAATGTTTTTGTCGTTAGGGTTGTACAGCCGTATTAACGGTTTGTAACAACTCACTTTTTAATATCACCGCCTTTTCCACCGTGCGTTACTCCGGCTTTACTTTTGTGTGTTTTGCTTCCTTCTGGTACGTTTTTTTCAATTGCTTTGCTTGCGTCTTCTCCGATTCCGGTTAGTGTTTTCATCAGTCCATAGGGTGTCATTTGCGTTGTGCTTAGCATTTGTTGCCAGCTTTGTGCTGCGTTGTACCAGTCGCTTTTGCTCCAGCTGCTGCTTTCGTATGCGTTAGGTACAAATCCACCGCTTCGGCTTACTCCTAGTGCGCTGCTGCTTGCAAGTCCCATACTTGCTCCACTGATTGTTCCTGCACTTCCTCCCGGTGTGCTTGCGCCGCCGTTTGCGAATGCTAAGATAGGGTTAAGCCCTGCTTTTTTCATGTCCTCAACTGCTCGCTGGTACGCTGTGCTTGACATGTGCTCTTGCCAGTTCCTGTTTGCTAGTGCTTCTGCGCTGTTGTAGTTCATTGCTACACTGTTTTCAATGTGGTTGTATACGCCTTGCATGATTGCTTGTAGCGTGTTATAACCCATCTGTTTTAACATACTCTGGCTGTTGTATTTGCTTTGCATGGCTGCTTCTTGTCCTTGGTATGCGTATGCCTGCTTTAGCCAGTCATTGACTTGCTGTACGTTGGTACCCGATTGACTTCCGCTTTCGGAGTATCCGCCGCCTTGGCTTGTGCTGCCGCCGCTACTTTGGCTATTTCCTGTCTGTCCCCATCCGCCAAATGCTCCGGCTATGTTTTTAGCTGCTCCCGCAACGGTTCCGATTGTGTTTGCTACGTTTCCCGCTACGTTTAGTGCTGTTAAGAGTCCAGATAATGCACTCATTTAAAAATAGCCCGGGTTTTGCCCGGGCATCCTCCTTTCTTACAGTTTGTACAAGCCCGGTACGCTGTATAGTGGCATCCGTCTTGTGGTTTTGTTCGCTATGCGGATAGCGCCGAAAAATTGCGGCTCATTCTGCACAACGAGTGTGCGCGCAATTTCGGTCTTGCCTTCTTCCATCCATTCTTGCGACAGTGTTGGTACGGTATTATAGTTGTCGGCATAATGCCAGAAGTCCAGTGTGCCTGTTGCGTTGCTTCGCATGAGGCCGCTTACCCGGTTTGGTTTCATTCGGTAGTCCGCCCAGGCCTCCTGATAGCCGAACGTTTCTTCGTCCGTTGCCGTGCCGGTCAACATGATTTCCTTTTTCTTTACGGGCTGTTCGCCTAGATTTGCAAACTGCGGTACATAGTAGTCCAGTCTGTCTTCTCTGCTCCAGAAACGTTCCAAGCCTTGCTGATAACTGCGATTGTGTCGCACACAACAGACACCAATTACAAACCCATGCTCTTCAAAAGATTTGGTAAAAGAGCTTTCGTTTATCGGCGTCACTGACATTGCACCAGTTTCGCCCAGCGGTGCTTTATCGTTATCCGCTGTCTGCACGATCTGGTTGATATTGACGTGATATCTGCCGCCGCCCAGGTATTCTGGAATCTGTACCGTTTTGTCGCTGATAGTTACATCCCACAGTGCTTGTACCTGTTCGCGGTATCGGCTGCCGCCTCGTGCGAGCGCTTCGTAGTACTGCTGTACTGCTACGGCTTTTCTCAAGTCGTTGATGGTTGCGGCGGTTACTGTGGTGAGGTCTGTGCCCAGATATCCTGCTTTGTCGTTTCCCATTATTACCGCTGGTTTTTTTCCGTCGATTGCTACCGTATTAAAGATTGCTCCGTTTGCTTCTAAAGATATGGCGTATCCTTCGGGTTGTGCTTCTGCCAGCTCAGCGGTCTTATACAGCCTGACCGCTGCGTTGCCTTCCATTGGCAGTGTTACTGCCGGCCCGCGCTGAGGATAAGGTAGACAGCTGGTAAAGTAGTCGTGAAATTTGTTTACCGGTAAGCATCTGCCGCCTTTGATTGCCCGCTGTAAATTTCCTTCAAGGTTTCCTTCATCGCCTGTGTCTTGATATTCTACATTTTCGCTGGTGCTTTTCCATGTTGCTGCATTATCAACGTTTTCGTCTCGGAAAAACTCGTTCCATATCATGACGTATGCCCTGATGGGAAGTGCGTTGATTGAGAATTGTGCGCCAACTTTTGTTGGTACTCCCATGTAGTCCAGGATGCTGTTTTCTTTTGGCAGTCCTTCTTCTGCTGTTCCTTTTACTACGATCTGCGGCACTTTGTAGTCCTTTGTTGGCATCCAAGGCGTGTTTTCGACTTCTCCCATAAATTGTTTGAAGTCATCCCATAAGATACGGTTAGGACAGTAGAAGTAGTAAAAATCGATGAACGCGTCATCGAAAACAGGATATTTTGGCGTTGTCATTCGGATGATTGCTGCCGTGTCTACGTTGAAGGTATCGCCCGGTAATACTTCGTCAACATAGAATGGAATCAGCTTGCCGGAATCGAACGTTGTTAAAATCGTCTGGTCACGGTTAAACCGCGTTCGACTTGCTTTTATTTCCGGAATTTGGTTAAAGTGCCGTTCATTGTTTCGATTCACTCTTCTCCCTCCTTTGCTTTAGGTTCTGCTTCAGGTTCTGCTGCTGCCATTTTTTGCAGTTCTTCAAGTTTCATGGCGTTTGCTTGTGCTGTTGCAATCATGCGGTGATACTCATGGATGTTTTGCGGAAATTCGGTGATGTCCACTTCTGTTCCGTCCAACGCTCCCTGTGACAGACTTTTCAGAAACTGCGGGTCAAAACTTGCTTTTCGGACGATGCTTTTGATGTCGCATTCGTCTGAATAGCTTTCAATTTCCTGTTGGATGTCGATTGGTGCCGTTTCTTGCAGCACTTCTTGTCCTTTCTCGTCTTTTGTCCAGACGTATTGCTTTCGCATTTTTTCTCCTGATGCAGAAAAGAAGGGCGTTCGCCCTTCTTCGTATCGTTTATTCATGCGGCTTGCCCTCCCATACTTTTTCCTTGCAGTTTTCAAAGGTTCCGGTCTCGTCGTTAAACTCTGCCAGTTTAAAGCCGGTATAGTCGCCCGGTGCCTGTCCAACAAACGTTTTTTCATCCTTTGCCATTACGTTGCACATACGTGCAAAGGTTGCACTGTTCTTGCTCTCGCCTACCCATGCATAGCACTTTGCTACACTGTCCCACAGACCAAAATATTCATGTTTCATGATATTTATTCTCCTTTTTTACAGCCGGATGCCACCGCGCATAGGTTTCTGGCTAAGGTTGATGGTTTTGGTTTTTCGTGCGGTTACGTTAAACATACGGCGGTCTTTTGCGCCGTTCATTGCTTTACGATGTCGTCCCATTGTTATACTCCCTTCGCATTAGCTCTAACTCAATGGCATTTGCAAAGCTTTTCATTTGCCAAATTTCGTCTACTAGTCTTTTTGCATCCTCGATGTTTGACACTTTTCTAAGCATTTTGTAATTGCCATCAATTTCTTTGTATTTTCGTTCGAGCAGCTCTTCAATTGCTTCTTTGGGCTGGTCGCGCACATTCCATGTTTTGTTCATCATGGTTACTCCTTTTCTTTTTCGTTGACGCTATCATGCAGCGCATGATAGATTTCGTCAAGCTTTTCGAGAATCTGCATCATAAGCCGGATTGCCTGTTTGACGTCTTTAATGCTAATCAGTGCCATTGTTACACCTCCTTTCTGTTTCTGATTGCCCTAATACTATTGACTTCGCGGAACCTGTCCGTCCAGTATGCGCCGTTAGGTCATTCAGATCCCTTTTCTGTATTTGCTTTTGCGCACGTCAAAGTGCACCCAGCTTTTGTATACGATAATGCCGCATTCATCCGGTACGATTTCATTTAGTTTGTTGGCGAGTTCTTTCGCACTCATGCCATCGACTCGGATATCTGCTGCCATACCGCGCATGTGGTAGCTGTATTTTGCTCCGTTGCATTTTTTGTTCCACTCTGGTGTTCTGTATCCGCTGGTGATTATTACCGGCTTTCCTAGCTTATGTCGTAAGATATCCAGAATGGTGTATAGGTAGTCGTCTATGAATACTACTTGACTGCCGTCTTTGCAAGCAAATTCTTTTACTTTGAAGTGTCTTGCTAGCTTTACGTTTCCGTCTGTGTCCATGATATAGCTTTTAATCATTTTTGTCAATCCTCTTTGATGTGCTTTACTTCTGTGATTTCCCATTCATCCAGACCGTGCCCAGTCTCTTCGATTAACCGCTGCACTGCCATGTTCCGGGCGTCCACCGGGTCGATTGCGTTGACCTCGTAGCAGTCATTTGACCAGTCAACTTTGTTCCATACATATACTCTGTACTTTTTCAGTGTCATTCTGAGCACCTTCCTTTCTTTTTCTGATTCTATTATATCACATGTCAATAGGTTTTTTTATGATTTTGCTGTTTTGTAATATATTTGTAACTTTCTCTTGTAACTCGGTTTTGCTCCTCTGGTTTGAAAAGCGCTTTAGCGCTT